ACGTTTCCCTGTCATGGAAGATAACATAGTAAAACTTAAGGTAGGCGTGGAAGAACTACGGGCACCCGTCTACACACCGATGGGCGTATTCATCACAGCGTACGCGCGTGACATGACGATACGCGCGGCACAAGCTAATTACGATACTTTCGCCTACGCCGACACAGACAGCTTGCATTTGTTTACAGAGACACCTGCCGATCTGGAAATCCACCCATCAAACCTGGGCGCATGGAAACACGAAATGGATTTCGTAAAATCCATCTATGTACGTCCCAAGGTTTATTCAGAATATGGTTGGGAAATTAAGGACGGCAAACGTACGGGTGATCCTGTGATGGTGACGCACATTGCCGGGCTACCGAGACAGGTTCAGGCAGAGGTCGGTTTCGATGACTACCACAACGGCAGGGTGTTCACCGGCAAGCTCGCCCCGCGTGTGGTACCGGGCGGTGTCGTGCTGGTCAACATTGACTGGAAATTATCTGACGATTCGCTTGCTGTGCCGTCCATAGTCGGGTAGTATTTCCCTTGTCAGGCTGCAACCGACACGGACGCAGCTATCATCTCATTGAAAGGCTGCACATCATGGCTAAGGCCGGTACCAAGAGCGTTTCCGCCACCATCTCCGCCGAGAGCTTTGAAGCGATTGAGGAGTTCCGCTGGTCGCAGCGAAAGAACCTCTCCCAGATCATCGACACCGCCGTGTCCGAGTTCATCACCAACCACAACATTCCCCTGGCCGCACCCGCCGTTCCCGCCGACACCGACGAGCTTCCCGTCGCGGACGAGAAGACCGAGAAGGTTGCCGCCAAGGGCAAGTGAACCTGTCAGCACATTAAAGCCCGTTCGCGGGTGAGTGTGTTGAGTGACGGGAGGGATACCACCGTTGATCCGGCCCTTTCAGTTTCCGCTAGCGGCTCTAGCACTCAACAAACAAATGTAGCTGGCTTGTAAAGAAACCCCGGTTTCCGGATATTGCGCTCCAAAAAGATCGCACCGGCAACCGGGGTTTCGCTGTGTAGCCATATAGGTAACAATGCTGATACCATTCTGTCATGGCTGATTTTCAAGAACTTCTCGCGCTCATCCGCGATCACACCGGTGACGAACCGATCCCCACAACGGCCTACGATGCCCTGGTCAATGAGTACCAAGGTGTCGTTGACCAAAGGGACGGTGCTACCGTCCAACTGCAAGAGAACGCAACGGGTATCGCTCAATCTCAGGCTGAGGTGTCCCGACTGAAAAGCGCGAATTACGATCTGGTAATCGCGGCACAAGGAAAGCCTGTCACCCCGGTAACGACCGAAACCGAACGTGCCCCCGGCATCATGGGGTTGTTCTCTCCCAGAAAGAAATGACAATGGAAACTCTTGAACTCCGCGATCTCTCGCGGGCCGAACTTCTGAACGGTATTCGTACCGACGCAGGATTCGATTACCAGTCCCGCATTCCCGAGGCCACCCAGGCGAACGTGAATCAGGTTGTCCGCGACCTGCTGAACTACCGTCCCAGTTGGAACGAGTTTCTCAACGGTTTCATCAACCGCATTGGTGCGATCTACGCGCAGACGCAGATGTGGAACAACCCGCTCGCGGTATTCAAGAAGGGGATGCTTCCTTTCGGTGACACCGTTGAAGAGTACATGAGTGACATTCTGGAAGCTCATGGTTACGATCCTGACAGGGATTACATGGAGCGTTTCCTGTTCGGACAGGAACGTCCTGTCGTTGAGGTCGCGTACCACAAGATCAACCGGCAGAACGTTTACAAGTTCACCGTGAATGAGAACATGCTCAAGCGGGCCATGCTCAACGATCAGGGGCTTTCTCAGCTCATTGGGCAGATCATGGAGGCGCCGCTCAAGTCGGATCAGTGGGATGAGTACCTGCTCATGGCTAATCTTCTCAAGGAAAATGAGAAAAATGGCGGATTCTTCAAGGTGCAGATTCCGGAGTTCGCCGGTATCAACACCAACGGTGAGGATGCCAAGCTGGCACTTGCCAAGGTTCGCAGCATGGCATACAAGCTGCCGATCCTTTCTCGTCAGTACAACGCTTCACACCTGCCTATGGCCGCGAAGGCTAAGGATCTGGTGCTGATCGGAACTCCGGATTTCCTGGCGTCCATTGACGTGTTCGCCCTGGCTCCGCTGTTCCATTTGGAGAAGGCTGAGCAGGTTTTCGAGCGCACCATTGCGCTTCCGCAGGAACATTTCGGCGTGGACGGTACGCAGGCCATTCTCACGTCCAAAGATTTCTGGATGGTGTGGGATACCCTGATCGAAAACCGTTCCATGCAGAACCCTGCAGGTCTGTACGAAAACTACTTCCTGCATCACCACGGCATTGTTTCCCTTTCCCGCTTCGTTCCGGCGATCATGTTCACGTCGGATTCGGGCACCATTTCCATCAACAGTCAGGCGTTCACCGTGTCCAGCGTTGCTACTCCGATTGCCACCGATTCGGACGGCATCGTTTCGACCGAGGCGGGACGCGGCGAGATTTACTCGCTTGCCACGGATGCGGTCACCGATCCTGCCGGGATCGATGTTGCGGTGGCGTTCAGCCTCACCGGGAACCTGTCCAGCCATACCTACATCACTCCCCAGGGCGTGCTGTACGTGGCGGGCAATGAGACGGCAGCCACGCTCAACATTGTGGCCCTGTCCATCTCGACCGACCCGACGAACCCGCGTCTCGATCCTGTCGCATCGGCAGCCCTGGTGCTCACCGTCGCCGGTGACGTCAAGAATGACTGGCCCGGTTCCGGTGCGATTGCCGGAATCCGCATTGCCGGTGTCGATATCGCAGGGGTGGACGTGGCCGATCTGGCTTACGCGGTCACCCTGCCTGCCGGTACCGTGGTGAACAAGCGCAAGGTGGAAGCGTTCACCGTTGGTTCTCCCGATGTGACGACCACTGTTGTGGCCGGTGCGCCGGGGTACACCGTCAGCATTGCTGTTGACAATGGCGCGGGTGCCGCCAAGGTGTACGTTGTGACCGTGACGGTCCCCGCAGCCTGACCGTCATTGCATGAATCGCCCCGAGCCTAACGGCTCGGGGCGATCTGCGTTATGGGCATGATTACTGATACCCTTACGTCATGGCTGACAAGATGAATACCGCCGAGGCGTCCGCACTGTTGCTTGCCCAGGTGGATAAGCCGTACGTGTGGGGTGCTAATGGTCCAGACAAGTTTGATTGTAGCGGCATGTTTTATTGGTGGAGTAACGCTACTGGCAATGCTCGTTCTGACACTACCGCGCAAGGTTTGTATAATCTTTCGGTGGCGACCGACTCCCCGCGTTTGGGCGATCTTGCATTCCTCTATTCGGGCGGCTATATTTCTCATGTTGGTATCATGCTTGATTCTGATACTGTTATTGAGGCAAGAGGTCGTGCCTACGGTGTAGACAAAACCCCGCTTTCCAGCTTCAAGAATCGTTCCGGTTATGTCTGGAAAGGCACGCGCCGAATGAGCACATTCGCGCTTTCCGCGTCACCGGTCGCTACTGTCGGCACCAACTTTCGCGCTGCGGGGTTGAACTGCCTTGACCCGAATATCCACCAAGGAACTCCGGTGAAGCTGTGGCCGCTGACAGCATCACGTATTGCAGCACTGGTGAAAGTCACCCGGCAGGCACGCGCCGATTTCTACGGATTGACCGAAGCGCCGGAAGATACTCGGGATGAGATAAGGGCGGGCATGACTGGCGGTGCCGATGAGTGGCTGGTGTGGGAGCACAGCACGCAGGCAATCATGTTCCCCAAGTCACGGTACATTAATGACGGAAAGAAATATCCGGTCGATTTTGAAGGTAAATGGGGTGGCGTTGTTGCTGCCCTCACGAATCGTAAGACCGGACACAAGTTTGTTGTTGGTGCATATCATTTGCCGCCGAACTCGCTCACCAGTGACGCGACACAGCAAAAGTATTTGGCAAAGTTCATTGCCGAAATGGAGCGTCACGACGGCACCAGGATTTTGATTGGCGACGGCATGGATACGGCAGCGTGGGCGTCCGGTTGGGATGATTCCCGCATTGAAGCGAAAGCATCGTCTACCAGAAACATGTTCACGTACGGAACGAGCTACCCCGACAAGATCATGGCACCAAAGAGTACCGTTGAATGGCGCGGGTATAATGTGCTGGGTGCCGGTGTGGGTTCGGACCATGATCTTATTGTTGCGGCAGGAACGGTACAGAAATGACAGTCACTCCGCCTCCCTATGGTGAGGCCATTGAGCACACGTTCGGCCACGATTTCAGTTACGCCGCATGGTCCCCGAATTCCGCCTTGTCGCTGCACAATGTGCCGTGGGATGCCGCGTACCGCGATATTGTGAACTACGGGTCGCAGGGTGCCCTGGACGCCTATCTGAACACGGTAAAGGGTCCGGAGTATACCACTGGGGCGTCCTATTTGAAACCGTTTGAACCGGTCACGATTGGTTTACCTTTCAACAAGTGTTTCAAGTACAATTATCTTCGCGTCACGAACCCTGCACAGCCGCTTGGTAACAATGTGGATGAGCCGCGCACGTTCTACTATTTCATTACCGGTGTGCAATACATGTCACCGCAGGCAACCCGCCTCACCTTGCAGCTTGATGTCTGGCAAACCTTTTCTCGGTTCGTCAAGTTCGGTCGTTGCTACATTGAACGCGGACATATCGGAATTGCCAACGAAAACCAGTTTGCCGATCATGGCCGCGAATACCTGACAGTTCCGGAAGGTTTGGACGTTGGCAACGAATATGTGATTTCCGACCACATGGAACATGTTATCGCCAAGGGTGATACTTGGGATTTTACTGTCATGGTAACCACCACGGTTACGTGGCAGAACGACCCTGGCACGGTGGATGAACCTAAGTTGAGAACTGCTCAGGGTACATCATGGGAGCGTGTACCCAATGGTTGCGAAATCTATTTGATGGAAGTCGGACAATTCATGCAGTTTATGCTGTATGCAACCGAGGTTCCGTGGGTCACCCAGGGAATCATTTCCATTACTGCCGTTCCTAACATCTATGCAGAAATGCAGGGGTCTCCGAACGTAACCGAAATGACCCTTTCTTGGGCAGGCAACGCCAAAGCGCTGTACGTGCTAGGTGGGGAAGCTCTTGCCGAGGTTGTCAAGATTGCCGACAATTGGCGGGACAGGATTGACATTCCGGCACGGTACAGCAATCTTGAAAAGTTCAAGACCTATCCGTACGCCTTGCTGGAAATGACTTCCTACACCGGCAACCCGGTAATCTTGAAGCCGGAATGTCTCGCAATGGACGGTTTGCATGTCGGAATGGGAACGCACCTTGTTCCTCCGGATGCGCGTATCGCGTTCTACCCGTTTAAGTATAACGGCAAAATGTATTCTTCCGATGCGGCAGCCTTGGCCGACAAGTCCAGCGACACGCTACCGAACGATTACGCCGAGTTCCTTGACGTAACCACAGGCATTTTCAACCTGCCGCAATTCTCACTGGTGAACGACATGTACTATTCCTACATGGCTGGTAATCGGCAGCAGATCGGTTACCAGTACAATGCCGCCGACTGGTCGCAGGTTCGTACTATGCAGACCGCGTCCAACACGGCAGACAACACCGCTGGCAATATCAAAACTGGCGTTCAGAGCATGGAAGTTGAGCGTGCCGGGTTACTTGGTCAAGCGGGTATTACGGCGGTCCAGCAGGGCGCTAATGGGTTCGCTGCCGGTGCCCAGGGACTTGCATCGCAGGGCAAGAATTTCTCCCAGGGCGCACAGGCGGGTGCCGGTGCCGGTAACTTGCCAGTTGTCGATATGGGCGCAACAATGGCCCGCGCCGGTATTCAGGCAAACACCATGACAACCGTAGCCGGATTGCAGGCAGGTAACGCTACCGAAATCAACGAGCGTAACTACAATCTCGCCAAAGGTATTGCGGCCAAAGATAATCAGATGGATATTGCTTCCATCAATGCGAGGGTTCAGGATGCCAAGATGCTTCAACCTTCAACTAGCGGGCAGATGGGCGGCGAGGCGTTCAACCTGATCATGTTCAAGTGGGGCGTCTTCTTCAAGGTCAAAACGCTACAGGCAGCATCCCGTAATGCAATTGGTGAATACTGGCTGAGGTTCGGCTACGCAATCAACAGGTTCGGTAAAATGCCGTCATCTTTCACGGTAATGTCAAAGTTTACCTATTGGAAGTTGAAGCAAACCTACCTCACCAGTGGTGCGTGCCCAGAACTCTACAAGCAAGCGATCCGAGGCATTTTTGAGCAAGGCGTCACCGTCTGGACAACTCCTGGCGATATCGGTAACATTGACATTGCGGACAATCAACCACTTGAGGGCGTGACGCTGTGAGTAAGCCAACCGACTACGCCGGTGGACTGTACGACAATTTCCGGTACAACTCCGGAACAGCCCGCGTTAACCTGATCGAATCCTTTTACATGCGGCAGATCACCGAACTGGCATGTAACCGCTTCAAGTGGTCCGGTCTTCCTGACAGGGACGATGACGATTCCCAGGGTGACGTGCGGGTGCGTTATCTCGAACTGACATTGTTCCGGTATGCGCTTGCGGTGTTCTTCAAGCACACCAAGTCCACGGAGATTGATCCAACCACGAAAAAGAATCGCCCCGGTTGGGATAAGTTCCTCTGTCTCAGGGCGTCGAATCCTGGCCCGCTGGATATGTATTTTGATCCGACCGCGTTCCACATTTACACTAACGGTTCCCAGCCCGGCCTTGACGGTCTGACAGTTTCCGCGAAAGAGGCCGTGCCGATTTGGGCGAACTACTTGCGTCACCCTGAGTTGGATATGGTGCAAATCTATTCAAACCGTATGGCGCGCATGGATCGCACTGTGGAAATCAACGTGGACGCCTTGCGGCACCCATTCATCCTGGCCGCGAATCCGGACACCACAAAGTCTGTGCGCGAGTTTTTCCGTCAGGTCGAACAGGGTCAGTCCGTGATTGAGGTTCAAGAGGCGTTCGCCAAGAATCTTTCCGAGGCTATCACCGTGCTAAACATGCAAGTGGACAAAGATTTAATTACGAACATGCTGATTGACAAGCGGAAAACGTGGACGGAATGCCTAACTTTCCTGGGTATCAACAATGCCAATCAGGACAAGCGGGAACGTCTCGTTTCGGCTGAGGTTTCCGCTAACGATTCCGAAGTGCTGGCAACCCGCCGTATCGCCCTGGACTCCCGCGAGGAAGCGTGCGAACGCATTAACAAAAAGTTCAAGCTCAACGTGTCGGTCGAATGGAATGTGTCCGTTGACGACATGGCCGACATGCCCGGAATGGAATTGGGTGCCGAGGCTGCCAACGAAGTATCAACCGGTGAAGCCGAAACCAAACTTGTAGGCGTTACCAAAAAGCCGGAGGCCGCATAATGTCTGGTACGTTCACGATCCGCACCAAAGATCTTATCGACATGTCGTTTGATTTCGGGTTAACCAAGGACGATTACCCGATCCACAATGAACT